CTTATCTAGATTCCGCAGGGACTTAATTGCTTCGGTAAACTTTTTCAGCTTACGGCGAAACGCAGGGGAGCTAGTTTTTTTATCGTAGTCGTTCATGGGAGTTTATAGGAAATTGCGTGAAGAAAGGAACCTGTTTTGTAAAGAGTGCTGGATAATTTACGACGAACCCAGCGGTAGGGCGATGTGTGGAAAATGAAGCGGTTGTACCAACGAGAATTCTCATATTCTCGGTCTGCATGCCATTTGCGTTCTTGCTCTTTTCTGTCGGCACTTGGCACTTTTTTAAACTCAAAAAGTTCCGTAGAATCGACCTTACCGTCAATGAGTACAACTTTGAATTCAATGGTGCAATCCCAAAGACCAAGCACGTCATGACGGTAGTCATACATGTAAATAGTTTCAGTGATTTTTTGAAGTTCAAGATATGGTTCCGTGCGTTCGAGAGAACCCAAACGGTCCAACCAATTTTTGGAGTTGGTGTCGCCATCGACCCATTTCTCATTCCTGTATTTTTGTAGAAAGAAATTACCGTCTTGAACAACATAGTTGGCCAAGCAGCAGTCAAGGTCTTTGGTCTGAAAGGACCAATTGTTTTTATCGAGACCAAACCCCTTCATCTCTTCAGAGAAAGGTAGGTTGTCGCCCCATTGAATTGTATCGAACATTCCCATATTGTAGTTCCTATTTTATACGATTATTGCCTTATGTAAACAACAAAATGCCTACAATTTAAAATTAAGTTGCTCTCTGATTGCCTGCACAAAAACCTTACCCGCCTCAGAAGCCGATTCAAGGTCCGGAGCAATTACAGTTCCATCTTTTTCAATTCGAAGCAATTCCCTATTACATTGAGAAAATGTAAGAGCGGCATCAGTAGTAATGCCACCAACGGTTAGAAAATTGGCTGTAGGACTGAAACTGGGTTCAATCTCGCTGAATTCCATTTGTGTTTCCATTTGTGTTTCCATAGTATTATTCGATTTTAAATCCGTTAAAGTTCCTCTCCTGAGTACCACTACGGACAGTTGGTTCTTTGCTTAAAGTCTGAGCTTTGTTTTCAACATCAAACAGTTTCATCTTGGCACGATCAACTCCAATGATAAAACGCTTATTCTTGGTTGGATCGTTATACCGGTTTTTTAACTGTTTGACAATAAGTTGTCCCATCTTCTCAAGCTCTTCAGTTGAGATTAGGGCAAACATGAGATCTGCCGTTGCAGGAAGACCAAAGGATTCTGAGGTGTCAGTCAGTTCAACATCGCTATTGCCGAATCCACTACGAGTCGTCTGAGTCGCAGAAAAGATTGGAACGTTGAATTCCACAGCAAGACCACGAATTTCTTCCGCAATAGCCTTGATGAATGAGTAAGTATTGATTGAACCTCCCACGCCTTTCATACGAGAAGAGGCACAGATATTAAGATAGTCAATAAAGATGACGTCAGGAGTAAAGTCCTTCTTCAGCTTAAGCTCATTTAAAAGGGCGCGAAAGTGACCAGCATGTGCAGATGCAGTTGGATATTCTTTGATGATTAAAGATCCTACAGTCTTTGCAGCGATCTTCTTGATCTTGCTCTCATACAAGTCTTTTGGAAGGCTTGCAAGTTGATCGATTGGGATATTCATTAGGTTCGCATCGATACGTTCAGCAATGCGCTCTTCTGACATTTCTAGCGTGATGTACAGCACATTCTTACCCTGTGTCAGATATGAAGAAGCCACATGACACATGAAGAGGGACTTTCCCACGCCCGTGCCAGCAAGACAGATATTCAGCGTCTTACGTGGAACTCCATTCTTGGTAATGGCATTGAACATCTCAAGATCAAATGGAGTACGATCTTCTACTTTATGGTAGAAGTCAAATCGATCCTCAAAGTCACCGATGTAATCGTGACCCACAGAATTGTCAAAGTTGATTCCGAGAGCCTTTTGAAGGATGTCTGGAATTGCACCTTGGCCAATATCTTTCTTCTTGCCATCGATGATCTGAATCGATTCCATAATGGCCAAGAATACGGCACGATCCTTACACCATTTTTCGGTATTCTCGATTAGCCATAGGTCTTCAACTTTGGGATTCTCACTGAGAGATTCAATAAGTTTAACTGTAGAATCGTATTGATCCTCTCGAATGTCAGTCTTGTCAAGATCAATGCCAAGGCTCGTCTGCGTAGGAAGTTTATTGTATTTGGCAATAAAATCCAGGACAAGTTTGTAGACTGACTTATGAGAACCCTCAAAATACTCAGACTTAATGAATGGCAATACTTTTCTGCAGTATTGCTCATCATTAACTAGTTTCTGAAGGATTGTCGTTTGTAGATTGTTTGTCATTAGACCCTACTTTGTAGTTTCCCGTGTCAAAGGCATTTTGAATGATGTGGCTAAGAATGTCGCCGAGATGATTATTGAAATCAACTGATTCATCCAGTTTCTTAATGTTGTGTGGAGCCGGAGCTTCATCAACTTTAAATTGAAAAGAAAGAGTGGCTGATTCTTTGTCTTCGTTGACCTTTAAGGAAACCTTTCCGTAGGTAACAATGACGCCAGACCACTGACCACTCTTCAACTTTACCGAATACAATTCGGAAGTTGGCTTTTCAACAAAGGAATAATCGCTGTCAGTAATTTTAGGATTCATCTTCATCAATGATTGAAATGTTGCTGATGCTGCTTTGACCATCGACTCCGAGGGTATAGCGTTGACGAATGTATGCCTTGAACTCTTTCGAGTCTAAGATTCCATTCCAGAATTCTTTGTTATAGGTATCCTTTTCACGATACTTTGTCTCATCACCTTTCTTTGCATACCAGCCCATAGAAGGCTTTGTAACAAATCCGCCCTCAAGGGCAACGTCGAGAAGGCCCGAATACTTCTCAACGCCATTTGCAAACGAGACTGAGATTGGAACCTTGGACTTTTCCTTCACAAAGCGAGACTTGTCAACGTTGATCACGAAGTGATAGCCCTCAATACCTTCATCACCCTTGTCTTGCTGACGACCAAGGATCCATACGGTATTGGCAGAGTAATAAAGACCCGTGCCGCCCGAGAGAACATCCTTTGGATACATGTCCTGCGTCTTGTACGTATGACCAATTGCAACAAGAGGAATATCTTTCATTGCAAGGTGTGGCGTGACCATGCGGAAAAGACTCTTAAAAGCTTTTGCGCGAGTCATATCACCCACAGACTTCTCATTCATTGCATCCTCAACTTCTTTCTTTGAAGCAAGATTACCCACAGAGTCAATCATGATGATGACCTTGTCAGTCTTCTCAATACCATCAAGCTGCTTCATGATGTCAAATTTGAGATCTTCAACATTCAAGATTGGACAATGAAGAACTCGGCTCGTATCAATGCCAAAGGTCTTGAAATAGGACTGAGGAGAACCAAATTCAGAATCATAGAACAGCACAACGGATTCAGGATATTTGCGCATATACGCAGCAACCATGATGAGTGCGAATGAAGTCTTGAAGTGCTTCGATGGACCAGCAAGGACCGTAAGACCTGATGTGAGACCTCTGTCAAGGTCTCCGGAAAGGGCAACGTTAATCATAGGAACGTCTGTTGCGATGCTTTCGCTTTGATTGAAAACCTTAGAATCATCCAAGGTTGCAGCGGTATCAATTCGTGAATTCTTTTTTAATTTTGCGAGTAGTGATGACATAATAGAACTATACTATAGTTGATTGATCCTGTACATCTTTTATTGATTCCAGTGAGGATAAAATTCTCTGGATAAATGAACAGATTGTGGTTTTTCCATGCAGGCAAAATCTAATTCGCCTTTGAGATTCATTAGCTTTGAAATCCATTCAAACACCTTGACATTGCCTTTGGCATTCTTATGAAGCTGTTCAACGAAGAGATTTCGAATATCATTGCGTTCATTCCAGGTACCATAGAATGGAGTTCCCTTGTAATAGCCAGTCTTTGGCAATTTGCGAGACTCGTTTTCAATTGGCAGGGGTTCCCAGATTGCAACTGTGCAGTTATAGGTCTTTGCAAGATTTTCACATTGTTGAATGTATCCAGCAACAAGATCCAGGGTGGCTGCCTCAGGATTACTCTGACGAAGCAGATGATGGCGAATGTCAATGTTTCCGAAGTACACTTCAATCTCATCGTACTTCAGTTTATTTGGTAATACAAAAGATTTGAGACCCGAAGTGATAGCACCATAAAGAGTTTTATATGGGACGCAATTCAGTTTCCATCCTGGGCGATACATGGAAAGAGCATGAGAATCTCCGATTGCCAGTTTTGCACTTTCTAATTCAAGATCCGTGTTGATTACCGTCGCAGATGTTTCAATCCGGGCCAGATTAATCCAGTCGACTAGTTTCCAATCTGGATGCGATGCTGGTTCTTTATCAACCCGGGGTTTAATCATCTCGGAGTATTTTGGGAAATCAATTGTGAGGGAAAGGATTTTACCAGTGAATTTAGATAGACGAACAATCTGGTCAATTGCACCAAATTGCTTGACGCCTCCAAACATATTGACAGTACCGCCCCAATCATTCCCATGATAGACTGCAACCGTATCAAATGCATTGTAATCCTCAATCTTGCCACCATAGTTGACGGTAACATCGTATCCCATGCATTTAAGTTGATCAGCATAGATTGCAGCCTGCGCGGCACGATGCGATGAAATCCGCTCCGAGATTGGAGCCATCGGTGTAGTGATTAAGACTTTCATAGTTCTGCTAATTGTTCATCCTTTTTCCATTTTCTATAAGAATCCGTTCTATCTATAATCGATGCATCCTTTAAGACTGGATCAGTTCCAACATTCCACATTAAAATCTTTTTGCCCGTATTCTTTGGAATATACTTCCAAACTTTGGCATCATACGTGACCACCGTTGGAAATGGGGGTACGTTTTCTGGCCTTTCAGGAGTTTGAAAATCTAGAGGTTCGCTAATCACAGTGGCACGACCCAGTTCACCTTCTTTGAGATTACGAGCGACGGCAATACATGTAAATTTGGCATTGGGCCAGGCAATTTGAAGAGCCCGGGTCAATACTCCCGTAGAAATAGCAACATAGACTTCATCAGGTTCTGGCAATTTAGATGCAGCATGAATGATACCTGCAGTTGCATATTCGTGCCTTAGACCCAATGGAACGAAAAATGCATCATTGTCTTTCGCCCATTTTTCAGCAAGACGATTTAAATTTGGCATTGCCGCAATACGTTCAAAGATTGGAGTTGCTCCACGTTCAATGCAGCAGGCCTGATGCACAGAAATCTTCTTTGAAGACGGCATGAAAAGAGTAACCTTTTTATTAATCCGATTTGCGGTATCACAGATTGACACTCCTGCAAGTCCAACTCGGGGCTGAGAGTACACAATATGATTTGATTTGATTTTTGCAACAAGCAAATCACCAGCTCTGGTCTTGGTTCCCACAATCAAATCATCTCGAACCACCTGAACGCCCTCGTGTTCAATGATGACTGGATCCGGGTTATACGGAGTCCATCCTTCACAGAGAGAAAGGTAATAGTCCTTGGCTTCTTTCCAAGACATGAGTCCAACATCTTTATTGAGACCGTCTATGACATGAGTATCGTGTGACATGTTATTTTAAGGTTTTGCAGAGCTCTTTATATTTTTCGACTGTGACTCCGGCACGGCTAATGACATAGTCGTCTGATGGATGCACGTCAAGATCGTTAAATGACTTAATGAGGCCCAACTCGAGCATTGGTTTCTGGCGCCCGTACGGGTGATCGTGGATACGATGTGATGACCAAAGATTATCTCTGTCAAGATGGTTGTATGCCGCACCTGGGCGAACGTAATTCTCAACCCAACGAATAAAGTCGCAGCACACATCTTCTGCGTTATATGGGAATGCACCAGTATCAGATTGAATTTTC